TGCCTTACTTAGCGAAATACAGTGTGAGATCAGCTATCAGCATATAAAAGGCCACGTTGTACCATTCGGTGAAGTTACAAGACGAAATATGCTTAATAACGATGAGACTGGCGAAACATTGCTGTATGCTATAGCCGATAAATTTGATGCGATCTATCCCACAAATGGCGAGCGCATTGAGGAGGCACAGAAATGCTCTGAGCGAAACAACTATTGTAGATTGCCTTATGATACGCTAAGATTATTTGTTAGTTTAAACACAGTGGCAGACGCAATAGCTTCACAAGTTATAGATGTGCACAAAGCAAGTATAAGCATGTAACTATAGTAACTATTCCTTACAGGTCCTGGATCGTGATATGCAATATTCCCCTAGGGCTTCTTATATGATATAATATAAAGGTAAGGGATTTTTATAAACTATTTTAACAGGAGGTCAACTATGGAAGACACAAAGAACACACAGTTAGCAGAGGCTCAGGAGACAGCCCTTGCTACAAACAACACACCATTAGGCTTTGAGGATGAAGAAGCCAGCGATATGGTGATCCCGAGGATTAAGATTGTTCAGACGCTTAGTCCTGAGAGAAAGTCTGGTGAGGCAGAAGAGGGCGACATCATCAACAGCCTTACAAAGGACAAGTACAATGATAAGGTATTCATTCCTGTGTTCAAGTTCAACAACAACGTTGAGTGGAAGGACAGAGCTGATGGGGGCGGAATAAAGTGCATCGCGAGGGACGGTAAGATCGGTGAAGAGACTGATGGAACCAAGAAGGCATGTGCTCAGTGCCGTCGCTGTGAGTTTGATAACACAAAGCAGGGCAGGGACGCAGTACCTAAGTGTACAAAGTACATCAACTTTTTTGGATTTATCAGCGGTGAGCCGATGCCTATCATCCTCTCATTTGCTAAGACAAACTTTGCTGAGGGCAAGAAGTTATACAGCCTTGCTAAAGTAACAATGCAGAACATGTGGAACCATGGTTACACACTCAGCAATAAGCTCATGGCAAAGAACGGCAATGAGTGGCACATCATCACAGTGCAGCCGGCTGGTCCATCAACTGAGGAAGAGAGAGCGTTTGCAGCAGCCTTATATAAGCAGTACAGAGAGACAATTCAGCAGGTACAGATGGATATGGAGGATACCTCAGTTACTGAGGCAACTTCAACACCTAATGTAGAGGCAACTGAATTCTAATCTGTAAGGAGGCTGGCAAATGCGCTGGAGCGATTATTGTAACAAAATACTCGCTGAGATCGATAATGAAGCATTCTTTCTCAACGAGCTCCATAATGTGCAGCGCCGTGGTAGTGAAATAAAGGCTGAATGTCCTTTTAAAGAGCTACATGAGAACCAAACAGATATAAACCCATCCCTTACAGTTAACTTAGCCAAAGGTGTGTATTACTGCAACACTTGTCACTCAAAAGGAAATATACATACAATGTATATGAAGCTATACTCACTAACTAGTGAAGAGGCTTGGTTCCAGATGGGTGACGGGTTGCAGATACCTAGGCCCGACAGCAGTAAGCCGACAAGACCAGACATAGAGCCTGGTCTTGTGTCAACCTATCATCAGTCACTGATGAAGCTTACAGGACCAATACGAGATGTATTGGTACAGCGCCGCGGCTTAAACGACGAAACGCTGAAAAGATTTCAGTTAGGTTGGGACGGTGAGCGCATAACAATACCTGTATTTGATGAGTTTAATACACTAGTAAACTTCAGAAGATACAAGTGGAATTCAACAGAAGACAACTGGAAAGTACTTAATTACGTTGATGAGCTTGGCAATACCTATGGTGAAGTACGTATATTTGGTATTGATAGAGTTGTAGATCCTGACTTAGACTATGTAGTATGGTCTGAGGGTGAAATGGATAGAATATGTAATGAGCAGCATGGCTTCCCGACAGCATGCGCAACATCAGGTGCTGGTACTTTTAAGCCTGAGTGGACTAAATACTTCAGGAATAAAAAGCGAGTATACATAGCACAAGATAATGATGAAGCTGGAAGGTTAGCTACACAGAAGTTGTGTGAGAAGCTCTATAGGGTTGTAGATGTATACGTCATTAAATGGCCAGAGCATTTCCCTAAGAAAGGCGACATTACAGACTTTTATGTACAGTGTCATATGACATCAGAGGATTTCCAAAATCTTCTTGATAATGCTGAGAAGTATATAGATCCATCCATGGAGTCTAAAGTAGCAGATGAGTCAGAAGCTATTGAGGTTTTACTAGCAGAGAGTTCAGCGGCTGAGTACAAAGATAAGAGGCTACGCATACCTGTAATGGTAAGTGGAAAAGATGGTACACCATTTGTATGCCCACGAGTCATAAGAGGCTACTGCGGAGACTCTGCAGATCCCGACAACAAGAAGTGTAATAACTGTAACTTAGCTGTTAATGCTGGAGAAATTATTAAGACAATGGGGGCTACAGATAAAGATCTGATAAAGCTAATTCGTTGTAATGATAATCAGCAGCAACGTGCTATAATTGAAATGCTTGGTATAAATCCAAGGTGCACTGAGTTTAAAATAGAAGTGCAAGAAAACATGAACCTTGAAGAACTACGTCTTATACCTAAAGCTGAAGCAAACTTTAGCTTCTCAAAAGAGCATGAGTATGTCGTACGTACAGGCTATTCAATTGGTAATAACCTTAAAACCAACAGACGATATACACTAGCCGGCTATATGTATCCTGATCCATACTCTCAGTATGCTACGTACATTTTTGACAAAGCATATCCTGAGAAAGATCTAATCAGTGACTTTGAAATGAATGAAGAGACACTGAGTTTGCTGGAGCTATTCAAATGTAAAGAAGGCCAGAGTATTGAAGACAAGTTTAACGAGATACATGAAGATCTTGAGCGAAACGTAACCTTTGTATGGGAGCGTCGTGATGTAGCGTTTGCTATTGATCTGATATACCATACCGTACTATCCTTTTATTTTCAGGAGCAGTATGTTAAAAGAGGTTGGGGTGAGCTGTTAATCATTGGAGACTCAGGGCAAGCAAAGACAACTCTTGTAGAGCGCCTAATGCACCATTACGGCCTAGGCGAAATGCATTCAGGTGAGTCTTCAAGAAGAACTGGCTTGGTGTATAACCTGCAGCAGAACAACAAAAGATGGTTCTTAGTATGGGGCGCATTCCCGTTGAATGATGGCGGTTTAATAGCGCTTGACGAGTTATCTGGTCTTGACGTAAACGACTTAGCTGACATGTCAGATGTTCGTTCTAGTGGTATGGCAAGATCTACAGGTGTTATAACCGCTGAGACATCATGCAGAACAAGAGCAATTTATATCTCAAACCCTCGTAATGGTCGACAGTTGAATTCAGAGACATACGGGGTTAATGCAGTACTTAAGCTATTTGGTAAAGCTGAAGATGTTAGACGACTTGACTTAGCAATGAGCGTGGCATCAGGCGACGTTGATCCTAACTTAGTGAATAAGTCACTACTTGACGTAGAGCCTGTACCTCACAAGTATACTTCAGAAGCATGCAATGCAAGGGTTTTATGGGCCTGGAGTCGCAAAGCTGACCAGATAAAGTTTGAGAGAGAAGCGACTGAGTATATACTTGACAGAGCTACATGGATGGGCAATAAGTACACATCAAAGGTGCCTATAGTTGAGGCTGCAGATCAAAGACTTAAAATAGCAAGACTATCTATAGCTTGCGCAGCGTGTTTATTTTCAACAGACGATGGTACAAATATTATCGTCAAAAAAGAACATGTTGAATTCGTAGTAAACTTTATGGATCGTATATACTGCTCAAAAAGCTTTGGGTATGATAAGCTTAGCGAACAGGATAGAGTATACTCAGATACCTCTGAGGATAACATTGCTGGTCTTAGAATGATGTTCCTTGCATTGCCACTGCCTGATATGAAAGAGATGGCAAAGACGTTATATCAGCTGCCATACTTTAGCAGGGCAACACTTGAGGATTATACAGGCCTGGCAAGAGACGATCTAAAAACTCTGCTCAAATTTATGACTACAAAGCACCTTGTAGATAAGTTCCATGGAGATTATAGAAGACTGCCACTTGGCACAGAGCTATTTGAGAACATGGACGTTTATCCACCTGATGCAGATGAGATCAAGAGAGCTAAACAAGTATTTTATGGAGGCGTAGAATTATGAGTGATGTATTAAAGAGTCTTACAGCTTGTAAAGTATTCTCGACAGTGAAACAGGAAGATGATGAGCAGGGCTGGTTAGCCGCAAGAACAAATGGTATAGGTGGGTCCGATGTCGGGCCCATCTGCGGTGTGAGCCCCTTCACCTCTGCGAGACAGATTTACTTGAATAAGACTGGACAGTTTCCTGATGGCGTAAAGCCGGATAGTGCAGCAAATGAGCGTATGCACTTCGGGCACATGCTTGAGCCTATAGTAGCAGATGAGTATGCACGTAGAGAGTTATGCGAAGGCGGTAGCCATCCTACCTTTCATCTTGTAACTACAGATGCTACGTTGCAGAGCCTTGAAACACCGTGGGCTTTGGCAAACGTTGACAGGCTTATTGTAGATGAGAATGATGTGCCACAGGGTATACTTGAGTGCAAAACAACTAGTGAGTACTCAAATGATGAGTGGGAGAATGGTGAGATCCTTACGACCTATATCTACCAGCTTAACTGGTACCTCTACGTCACAGGCCTTAAGTGGGGCGCATTTGCCTGTCTTGTAGGTGGTAACAAATTCTATACTTATGAGATGGTTCGTAACGACGAACTTATCCAGGATATTCTGTTACCAAAAACAAGAGAGTTTTGGGAAGAAAACGTAAAGAAGCTTAAAGAGCCTGAGCTGCAGGCAACCGACACAGCCTTTGTAAATGAAGTTTACAAGGATGTTGTTAAAGCTTCAGAAATATCGTTTACAGATGACGGCTTTAATGAGCTTGCAAAGACAGCTTATACATGCAAGCAGAAAATTAAAGAGCTTGAGGCAATTCTTGATGAGGCGCAGAATAGAATGAAAGATCGTATGCAGGATCATGAGATTGCCTATTGTGCTGACTACACTGTTAAGTGGTCACCAAGATCTCAGCAGCGCGTAGACCCGGCACTTCTTAAAGCATTGTATCCTAAGGCTTATGCAGACTGCTTAAAGAAGGTTGAGTATAGAGCAATGACAATAAAAGCTATGAGTGACTAAGGAGGTTAGCATGAAAGTAAAGCTCATAAGGTTTGAGCATGAGGGTGTAGATTTTAAGCCACCATTCAGAGCTCATGAGAATGACGCAGGAGCTGATATTTACTCTTGCATTGACGTGGTAATAGCTCCACATCAAACAGTAAAGATACCTATTGGATTTGGATTAGAGTTGCCTGATGGTTTCCAGGCTAATATATATCCTAGAACAGGTATGACTGTTAAAGGCATCGTAACAGAAATGCCCCCTATTGATAGCGGGTACAGAGGAGAGATACATGCCCTAACTACAAACTTAACAGATAAACCGTTTCATGTCGAAGTTGGCATGAGGGTAGGCCAGCTGGTTATCACACCAGTTGTACTTGCAGATTTTATTGAATATGACATAAAGCAGCGCGGTGACGCTGGCTTTGGTAGCACAGGACTTTTTTAAGGAGGACAAACAAATGAGCAACGAAATGAACAATGTGGCAGAGAAGGTACTCATCACAATGAGTGATGGAACTACAGTTGAGTCTGATGACTTTGTAGTTGTAGTAAACGGAGAGGAAGTAACAGATACACAGATGATGTATAACTGCAATGCTCTTCTTCTTGGGCAGGCAGTACAGATGACAGCTAATGCGTATCACAGAGACCTTGCAACACTTACCACAGAAGAGCGTGAGGTTGTGCAGGGAACACTTCAGGCATTCCTTGATGGTAATGTAAAGGAGGCATAATGAACAAGATCGAAGTTGGCGTAATACAAAGCCATGGAGATCCTGGAGCATGGATGATGATGCTGGCCAAGCTCACGCAGCGCGGCCACACCATCCAGAGCTTAGAAGATATTAAGAATCTACTAGGCGAGTGTGCAGAAGTAAAGAGCAGCGCGGTTAAACGCGTTGCATCTTTACCCCATGGTACAATTAAGAGGTTTACCCCTATAACAGTAGCAGTTGTTGGGGCAAGCAGAAGATTTCTTGCACAGATAAGAACCCATCAGGTTGGTTTGACATATGTGTCTGGCTCACTGCAGTACAGTGACTATAGTGGAAAGGGACAGTTTACCATCCCCTATATGGTGGCACAGAAACAGCGTGAGTGGTTAGATGGCAAGACTTTCTCTGGCCCAGCGCCGCTGCAATACTTTAAAGTGTCATGTGAAAGGTCAATGGAACACTACGCGATGATGATCCATGACTACGGCATAGACAATGATTCTGCTGGCTATTTAGCGCCACAGTCACTGCGCAACATACTGATAATACAGGGCAATCATCAGGCTTGGGATTACTTGATACGTACAAGAGGCTGCAACAGAAATACGCAGGAGACCCAGTACGTTATCATGAGAATTTGGGAAGAATTGCTAAAGACACCTTACGGTTATGAGTTCTTTGGCAATAGTGGTCCAGACTGCCTATATGGCAAGTGCAGAGAAGGCAAGATGTCATGCGGCGAGCCCTGGTCTAAGTACAGAGACGAGGAATATGGTACATTTAGTATTCCAGTGCCGCGGCGTGTAATCGATGATAGATGGCCGCTTCTTAAAGATAAGGAGGTATGGAGCTTTGGTAATAATACTTGAGGGACCAGACGGTGGTGGAAAAACAACATTGGCAAACAAACTCTCAATTATGACGGGTTATAAGATAGCACACTTTTCATATCCAAGAACCCAGGACGATATTGATAGAATGTACACAATGTATGTAGATGCTCTTAAGTCAGCAGGTAATGTAATATTTGACAGGTGCTGGTACTCAGATATGGTATACGGCCCTGTGATGCGCGACGGAGCAACTATAACCTACCCTCAAATGTTTGAGCTAGAGCGACTAGCAGCTAGGAGAGGTGCAATTGTAGTTTATTGCACCGACTCCAAAACTGCGCTTTGGCAAAGAGCTATGCGTAGGGGCGAGGACTATGTTACATCAAAAGAGAAGTTTGATGCTATATGCGATGGCTATGATGTACTGTTTAAAAGTCCGCATATAGTGCCAATAATGAAGTACACGTTTGAAAGTATCTATTAAGGAGATTATCGTGGCAATAGTATGTACAAAATGTGGCCTTGCAATACCATCAATAAAGCGTAAGAACATACCAATGTGTCGCACTTGCAAGTACTTTATTGCTGAACAGAAAAATCAGGATAAGTATAGAGCAAAGAGTAAAAAGATTGGTAAAGACTGGCAGTATGCAAAGGGTAAGGTATGGGAACAATCAAGGTATAACGAATGGCTTATAATGATCAAAAGAGTGCCTAAAGATTATCCAAGATTGACAGAAGAGCAGTGGAGAAACACTGTATCATACTTTAATTATAAGTGTGCAATGTGCCAAGAGAATGAAGTATATGCAAGACATTACTTTGTATCTGCAGAAGATGGTGGTATGTATTGTAATTGGAATATCATACCTGTATGTGTAGATTGCATGCAACAAGCGAATAATAATCCATTCAGAGCCATGAATAGAGACACGCAGAGAGAATCTACAGGTAAGGCAAACAGACGTAAATACGGTAAGAGAAAGCTAAAAGTGATCCTGAACTATTTAACACCACTTTTATTAGAAGCTGTGAGGTATGGTAACTCGCAGCAAAGCCACGGCACTAGTAACGGGTCCGTGAATCCTTTATAAGTGGTTTTTATTACTACTTATATCACGGACGTGTTACGAGTAAGATAGGAGGTGAAGATATACAGTATGGCAACAGTATGCATTAACACATCTGCTGAGGAGCAGCAACGCGTATACGATTTTATTCGTACATTAAGCGGAGAACAAATAAGCATATCAGAAATTGCTAGAGCCATAGGAATGCCACAGTCAAGAACAAGGTATGCACTAGATGACTTGGTATCTGACAATAGAGTAGAGAAGATACCAGTAAGGCAGTTTAACAGGAACTACGTTAGGTACACATACAAAGCAATAGGTTAAGGAGATTTAATATGCCAGCAGTAATACAAGCAAAGCACGGCCCAGTTATTCAGAAGGGAAACAGTTTAAGCTATGATCCTAAGACGTTTGCAAAGGAGCATGCCGTTAGCAACTTCTTAGAGTTTGATGATCCTCAGGAATTACTTAAGGTTATAAAGCCCATGGAATTTGAAGGGCACAAGTTATTATTCTTTGATACTGAGACTCATCCATACTTTAAGAGCAGTCATGATGTGCCGCATAACGTCGTCAGGCGCTGGGTTGGCACTGGTAAGAAAGCAGTGCCACAGGACTACCCGTTTTGTATATCACTATGTGATGGTGTTAATAGCTATGTGGTATACGATAGCTATGAAACAGGCTTTGAGAAACTTAGGCAGCTTGCACCGTTATTTGAGGATGCCTCAATAGAGAAGGTTGCTCACAACATAAAGTTTGATATGCACCAGCTGCACAACATAGGTATGAAGATCAAAGGCAGATTACATGACACAGTTGTTCTTGCAAAACTTGCACAGGAGAACAGAAAGTCATTCGCATTAAGAGACTTAGCAGCAAAAGCACCAGGTGGTGTAGTTAAGTTTGAGTTCATGGTAGATACCTACAAGCAGATGCATAGAGCTACAGATTACCGCGATATTCCACGTGAACTTATGACTCAGTATACATGTGCTGATACATGGAATGCAATGTGCGTCTTTAAGAGAGAGTGGCCGCGCATTATAGCCGATGACTTACTGGAGCTCTATGACAAAGAGTGTGAGCTTATAGTTGTACTTTATGCTATGGAACGTTATGGCATGAGAACAAATCCTAATTATCATGAAGAGTTGGTTGCTCAGCTGCAGAAGCAAACTGATGAAGCAGAGCAGGCAATATACGATGAAGCAGGAAGGTTCTTCAATATCAATAGTGGAAAGCAGATTTATGACGTTTTAATGGATCTAGCTGTTGACCCTAATATTATCCCGTTAACAGACAAGGGTAATCCTAAGCTTGACAAAGATGTTCTGCAGATGCTGTCTGATCAGTACAATGTATCAATAGTTAAGAAGATCTTAGAGTTCAGACAAAGCGAGAAACTTTTAAGCACTTATGCTATTGGTATATACGATCAGGTTGATGTTGAGGATAAAGCACATGGTTCAATAAATCAGACAGAAGCAACTACCGGCCGTATGTCAATTACAAAGCCAGCACTTCAGACATTGCCTAAAAAGAACAAGAGCATTAGAAAGATGTTTATTCCAGACGATGGCTATCAGTTATGGTTTATGGATCTTGACCAGGTAGAGTATAGACTCTTCGCACACTATGCTAGGATCCCAAGTCTTATAGAGCAGATCAACAACGGCTATGATGTCCATGCAGCCACCGCGGCAACTCTATTTAATAAGAACTTGTCTGAATTGGTAAAGAAGGTGCATGAGGGAGATGAGGAAGCATCACTGCTGAGATCCCATGCTAAGACAATAAACTTTGCATTGATTTATGGCATGGGTAATCAGGCTCTTGCAAATGACTTGCATGTAAGCCTCACCGAAGCAACTGATATAAAGCAGAGGTACTTCGCCACAATGCCAGAGGCAAGGACTTTTATAAACACTGTATGGGAAGTTATAAAGATCCGTGGCTTTGTGAAAAACTTCTATGGTAGACGCAGAAGGCTTGATGCAGATGATGCATATAAAGCGCCCAATGCATTGATCCAGGGTTGTGCTGCAGATTACATAAAGCACAAGATGGTGAATATCTACAAATACATCCGGTACAACAACCTTAAAACTCACATGATAAATGTTGTACATGATGAGATCATATTCCAGGTAGCGGAAGATGAGGTAGCTCAGGCACCTACACTTAGATGGCTATTATCTGACTTTGATAACTTTAGAGTTAACATAACAGCCGGTGTAGAGTACGGTAATCCTTCTTGGGGAGAAAAGGTTGAGCCAGAAAATATGGGCTTTGAAGAGCCTGTAGATAAAGGTTACTTGGACTATGATGTATACGATGGAGCCGTTTTTGACATTTAAAACAGAAAGTGAGCAAGCAGATGGGAGCTACTATTGAAGAGACTGTCAAAGTACTTGAAGACATGAAGAAGGGCATAAACCCTTGGTATCCAGACGAATACTGCGATACAGCAATCAGTGCTATGCTCAAGTATCAAAAGATTGAGGATATTTATTATCATCAGTCAGGAAGAGCACTGGAAGACTCTCTAAGGAGCGTAATAGAAGATGGCAAAATTGATTGAACATATCAAGCGGTGGAATGTATGGAGAAAATATAATAAGAATGGTATTGTACATAAAATATTAGTTCTGTTTGGTATTATTTATTCTCCAACATTCTTTTACACATGGACAGCAGATGAAGCACAAGCATTCTATGATGGCTTTATGGCTGGCTTTAAAGATGGAAAAAACTGATTAACAAGTACAAGGCTGAGGGGTTTTATAGGGCCCTTCAGCCTATTAGGAGGAAGCAATGCGACAAATGATAGCAGACATGGTGGTAGGATCAAAGATCAGCGCACCACTCGTTGTAACAGCAGCAACGGCACGTAAAACAAAAGCTGGAAAGGACTTCTTGACACTAGAGCTGTATGATGGAGTTGAGGGTATCACAGGAAATTATTGGGATTGGGGTGGCGTGAACATCCCGGCAATAAACAGTATACTTGATGTAGCGGGCCAAGTAACTGAATACTTAGGGCAGAAGCAGCTGAATATAAGCAGCATTAAAACAAACACTAGTTTGGTTCTGGCAGAGTTTGCACCAAAGTCAACATTCGACTTAGCACAAGCTTATAAGGATTGTTATGAGCTGGCATCTGACATCAAGCATGACCTACTTAGGCAGGTATGCTGGGAAGTCCTTGAAAGACTAAAGCTTGAATGGCTTACAGCACCCGGTGCAAAAACCATACACCATGCATATATTGGTGGTACACTTGTACACACAGCCAGCGTTGCAACTATTGCAAAGGCAATAGCATCGGCAATGCCGCAGGCCAACATCGATTTGGCAACAGCTGGTGCCTTGCTACACGACGTAGGAAAGCTTTGGACGTATGAAATGGACGGGTTAGTAGTTAACATGACTGCTGCTGGTATGCTGTATGATCACTTATATATTGGTGCAAAGTACATTGAAGATCTTGCAATGTCATTAGCATCAGATAATGACCGGGCGGTTGTACAGCTACTTGTACACATAATACTAAGCCACCATGGCAGACAGGAATACGGATCAGTTGTACCACCAATGTGTATTGAGGCGCATATAGTACATGCCGCAGACCTGTTGGATGCTGACCAAGAGCAGATAAGGATGGCTGCAAGTAAAGCTCATGGAATGTTTACTGATAAGATATGGACAATGGACAATAAGCCACAGGTAACTCCAAAGTACACAGCATTGCAAATGGGGGAGGATCAATGAATAGCTTTACACTTAGGCTAGCTAAATTATTTTCAGAGTTCCTAAAGTACTACATTTTGACACATGATGTTAAAGCGGCCCATAATTACAACTATTACAAGAATGTAGAGGACATCAAGCGACGCCTTGATGAAATGCTAGATGGGGGTGCACATGTTAAAGATACAAAAGAAGATTAAGCAGCTATGCTGTAATCACTTGTATGAGTATATACCAAAGAAAATGCCGCTGCATGCATACTATGTATGTAAGAAATGCGGTAAGGTTGTCTGCCTTAGGATCAAGTATTAGTAGATCAGAAGTGCGGATATAGAAGCTTTGGAGATTTGCCTTCTTATTATAATTCGCACGCGCGCACGCGTAAGGGCCAAGGCTATGGAGAAATAACAAATAGCTTTGGTCAGTGCCGCCGTGCTGATCTACTAGTACCGCTCAGGCCACATGGATAAAGGAGGTTGCATTGATGAAATGGTATGAGGTAATTGTGCTTACAATAATTGGAATATTACTGATGCTACTAGTATATGTTGGGTATAGCATTGGGATGGTACGATAATCAATACACTGAAATAGACATGGCGGCATAGCACAGTGCCGCCGTGCCGATCTACCAGTACCGCTTCAGGCTATATGGACGAAAGTAATCCAGGGTGCCTTTCTTTGTGCAGATCAGTTCAAGGATGCTAGACGGCGTCGTAAAAGTTCACGTGTACCAAGCCTCGCTTTTGTGATATAATAAAAGAAAAACGCATAGCCACTTCGGGTCAATGTTGGACGGACCTGGCTATGAATCTGAAAGGGGGTGACAACTTATGGACGACGATCTGATGTATGCATATTGCAAGATGCTGGATCAACTAGACAGTATTTCCTGTTATGAAGACAGGGAAGAAAAAGAGATTGAAGAGCTGATAGGAGGTGATGCTTATGAATCTCGAACAGCTATTCACTGATCGCAAAATAACTGATGGAATGCGACTGTGTGGCACATGCGGCAAAGTAAAGCCTGTATCTGAATTCTATAAAGATGGTACAGATCGTAAAACAGGTGAGCCAAAGTACAGAAGAGACTGCAAGGAATGCTACAAAGCAACTAGAATGCAAGCAGATAGGAGGCGTAACAATGGGTGATATGAGTATCTACGAACTTAGGGCAGCTGAGATGCTTGATGAGAGACTTAACATCATCAACATGATACCAGAGAGTGGCCCGGCTGATGAGGCCAATTACAGAGGCATGGTACACATGCTGAGAGCTTTAGGTTATGACATGGTGATCAAGGACGGCAAGCATGTCGTATTTGATACAAAGACTAATGAGGAGGATGAGGATGATGAGTGATATTAACTTCAACATTGAGAAGCACATCGCAGATCTGGGTGAGCGTAACTCAAAAGGCTGGATCAAAGAGTTCAACCTTGTAAGCTGGAATGGTCGTGAAGCCAAGTATGACATTAGAGACTGGAATGAAGACCACACAAAGATGGGCAAGGGAATCACACTGACACATGATGAGATCAACTTCCTGTGTGATGCTTGCTATGAGAACGGCATTGTGTAATTGCTGGTCCACGAGTTTCGTAGAAAGGTAGGTTGGATATGGACAGACGTGAAAGAAGCATCTACAAAAGAGTGTTCAGACGTGACTGGAGGCCAGCAAAGCCTATCGTCAGTCTATCTGAGGCACCAAGAACAAGATGGAGCGAAGACGGTGAGCATTGCGATGAGTATGGCTTCCTGTTCTATGAGGGTGAGGCAACTGATCAGGAGATAAGCGAATGGCTGGATGAAAACATTGCAAGAAGAGTTTCATGGCCTGTACAGTGGGATTGCAGCGGACAGTTGTTTACATGGGATATGCATTGGAAGAGACTGAGCAATGACTGCATCTCATATATTAACAGAATGTGCTTGGATGTATAAGGAGGTGAGAATATGAAAGTAGTACAGAAGAACATTCGACCAGGGTATCAAATGCAGAGTGAGTCAAATAACCACCGCATCCTTTGTATTGATACAACTCCAAGGTTTATTGGTTTCATTGGCAAGGACCTTGTTAAAGATGCAATGAGTATGGAAGCAGCGATCAAATGGCTGTATGCTGAGCCTGGATCTGAGGATACCGTATGTGCCACATGTGCAAAGGCACTGTGTAAGGTACCCATTGTAATAGCTGCTGAGGGTAACATGTTTTGCTGCAGTTACTGTGCAAAAGCATGGAAGCGTAAGATCTTTGAGGCCGATATAGAGCAAAGGCTAACTCAGTGGTTGCAGGAGTACGGAGAAGAAGTTAGCTCTGAGAGCTGTGGAATATCACATTACGAATTTGAGGAGGATGATGAAAGCTATGAGTAAAATGACTGTTGAGGATCTGTTAACCAAAGTGCCTGAGGGCAGACTACTTACAATGCACGAGGAATTAACGGCAGCGGTAATACCAAACACCTGTGAGGTACATGAGTTTGTTCAGAGAGTTAACCGCATGATTGACAAAGGTGATCTCTGCATCAATAGCAATAACTACAGACACATGTACACACCAACAGTTCGTAACTTGGTATTCAAGGAAATGGCAAGAAGATACGCTCTTGCAGTTGAGGGCAGAAGCACCGAGGCATACGACGATGTCGAATATGACAGGATACTTGAAGGAGAGATCTGATGGGAACACTGAAAGTCTGTAAGGCTGAGGTGACCTTCCAGTGTCCAAACTGGGGCTATTGCAATGAGATGTTATATGGCGGCATGCAGGCTGGTAACAATAAGTGTAGATTCTGTATAAGCCGCGGAAAACAAACAAAGTGTCTGTTACATGACAAGACACTAATAGTGAATGATAACGGGACAGTCAATAAGTGTAATGAATGCCTCGGTAAGACCACTGGCTGGTTTGGTGCAAAGACAACACAAGTTGATCTTAGCATACGGTCACCCGAGCAAAAGGTTGATGTAAAGCAAGTAGTTAAAAGCACTGCAGATAATATGCAGAAAGTTATACGGCAACTGATGAATGAAGGCTATCCGGTTGACATGGCAATAAAAGCTGCACATGATCTAATATCAAAAGGAGGTTGGTAACATGAACGGCTACTTATCAAAGGGCTACATTAACGCAGTGGACGTCAAGAAAGAATTTGGACGTGACATCTACAAAGAGCGCGGCTATAAGGATCGTTACGATTACCTGAAGTCTGTTGCAGAGGACAACGGTGTAGATCTTGAGGCTGTACTCGCGACAGCTGACATGCTGGGGCCCAGTGAAGATTTTGACGGGCTCATCGCAATGATCGAGGACTTCGGCTATATGATAGCTGATTGATAGAAGTGTCAGTGTATTTAAAGATTGGAGGTAACTATGGATTACGACGTTTTTTATGACATTTGTGTGTATGCAAATAACAATTGGAAGGCTGGAATGACAGCAAGAGAGTTGGCAAACAATGCATACGATCTTAAGGAAGCCTATGACAAGTCTGTAAAGACAGGAGTGCTTGAGAGCTCACTGGTTTGCTTGTGTGCTAATCTGTGGAACGACATCTACAACTCAGAGGACAATCCTGAGGATCTTGAAGCATCAATGTGGCTGCAGAGCATCCTGTTTGATGTAAGGGGGTAACTTATGGCTGGATTTGAAAATGGTGGGCTCTTTATGGAGCTCACCGCAACACAGAGAAAAGTAGCCAATCGCTTGGCAGAGATCGAAGAGGAAGATGCAAATAGATGTGCTAATTGCGGTGGCGAGGATTGTGTATGTTGCGAAATATACATTGACAGACAGAAGTGGCAAAGCCCACAGGAGCTATTCTACGGAGGGTACGATTGGTGAGTATGGCATATTTGATACAGATAGATGATCAGAACAAGATCGTCGATGAAGATGATGCTAAGGATCTGTTAGGTAAGGCATCTGTACTTGAATCAATTGCATTGTACAGACTGACAAGTGTAGGTAAGGTTGAGAAATTGTGCGTAGTGCGTAGCTTCAAGGAATGTGCAAATGAAGGCGGTTATGTAACAGATCTGTTTAACAATTTCTTATTCAACTTCAACGGGAGGTAATATGGATACGTATAACAGAATACTTGCCGAGACAAAGGAAGTCTTGGAAGACAAGATCAATGAGACGTTTGCAGAATTGCAGAAGCGCCACGGCATTAAGAGTGGCGACATTGATTTTGGTGACAACTTCAAGCTTGACGAGCTTACTGAGGATCTTAGCAAGCTGATAGCAAAAGTAATAACATGTGAAACACACGGATTGGAGGACTAAATGGAAGATTTCAAACAATGCAAGCAATGTGGTAAGATGCTGCCAATAGCATCATTTCGTAAGTACTATGGTGGACGCAAGGGCAGCTACAAGTACTGCCTGACATGCGAGAAGATCAATAACCGTGAAAAGTACTTGATGAAGAAGGCAACCTTCACAGCTGAGGAGACTGAGGAGCTTGATATGATACATAAGCTCTGGCAGATACAGAGAATGAATGGTCTCCAGCCACCACATGATAACCGCAATAAAGCGTCAGTAGCCGATAAGGTTGAAGATCTTTTAGCTGATTACGAGGCTACACAGGTTGCATCAAGTAAGTCTACGGATCCACGTGCCGCAGCGCATGAGCTCAACTACACAGAGATTATGACTGACAATAACACAATACCAGCTGAGTTGTCAAAGTGGCTGACAATGGAATTGACAGAGGAACCTGATTATTATCAGGATACAGTCTATGAGCAGCTGAAGGAAAAGTACAGGCCTGTGATAGAGATTAACCAGGATACATTGATGCCAGTGTACGACGATACCTACAAGCAAGTCCTCAATCTGATCCTTGAAAGATTTGATGATTATGAGGACAATTACGATTGGGATAAGGAGGATTGACAATGGCTAATAAGCGAATGATTGATATAGACACTGAGTGCCCGATGTGCCGCGAAACGCACATCATAAAGGTTGCAATTGATGACTACATCAGGTGGCAGCACGGTGAATTGATACAAAAGTCTTTTCCGTACTTAAGCGCAGAAGAGCGTGAAATGGTCAAGACGGGTATTTGTGGAAAGTGCTGGGACAAGATGTTTGGCGGCTCAGATGATGAAGAAGAGCTTGACGAAGTTGAGGAGGTTGAAGACTATGCGGACACCTTGTGATATTAGGAATGATGATGGAACTTACAGCTGCCCGTATGCTGATACCTACATGGGCTACGATAGCGAGATGTGTAGAGTCTGCTGTGGACTCGGAGTTGACGAAGATAATGAGCCCGATGGGCTTGATGATTAAAGGAGGAAATGAATATGAAGACTAATGATGTTGTACTGGATCTCGAGAACAAGGTAGTACTTGGGCTGACTACTTATGGGGAGCTTAGAGCACGTGCAGACGTGCTCGAGGCCCTTTGCAAGAGAGCCGCAGAGCCAATGGTGGTTGAACTCGATGAGAGCTACCTCAGATTTCCATCACTGATGCCCGTAACGATTGACGACTCAATGGTACTGCCTGAAGAGGTTCTCAGGGCTATAGCACTTGGCTTTGTGAATGGTGTACTCAATGCTAGCGAGGATACAAAGTCTGTACTTGCTAAGTGGGTATCTGCTAATGGCACACACTTCTACAACACACGCACACGCGAAGTTACCAGGCATGAGGAGCCAGGCATAACTTACGATCTGAACTCATTCAAGCAGTGGCTCACATATGTGGAGGACTATAAGGATGCAAAGGAGGCTGAGGCTGATGACGATAGTAGTAACTGATGAGAATGGCTGCTTAATCGATGAGCAAGACTTTGACACTGACGATGCTAACGAAGCTCTCAAGCAGTACTTGGATGCTGACTTCACAACGTTTGAAGAGGGCGACAGAATACAATTCAGGAGGTGACAAGATGAGCGGACTCACACCAACAGAGAATGCCTTCACAGATGGTTATGAGAATGGCTTCGAGAACGGTTACAAGACCGGATATAAGGACGGCCACAGGGATCGTAAGTCTAAGGACAGATCCGCTAAGGCAGCATTTGCGGCCAGGCAGCGCAGCCTCACATGGCTATTAACCCAGCAGCTCTGTGCCCTCTGCGACTATCCGGATCCGGAAGGAATGGAACCGGTTGTACGCACAGCGCTTCAGTCGAAGGGATTAACGCTCGGGCGCTACAGTGAAACTACAATCGGTACTTCAGATAGCGCCTCTGAAGGGCCTGGCGTAAGCAACGATGCCGAGGATGAAGGCTGTGTAGATACTGCCGTTATTGAGGCAATCAATGAACTTGCGACAAAGTTTGGAACTGAATATCTTTACGATCAGCTGACTAAATACATGGACAATGCCTTCTGATAGGCAGCAACGCCGCGACTAAGCTGAGAATCGATCAAGGGATCAGGTGTAAACCTGGTCCCTTTTATTTGCCACGGATTATAACTGGTGGGCTTGGACACAGCAACGCGGCGACCCTGTCGTGCAACATGTATAGCGTTGGATATTATTTTAGCTAATTGAAGACTTGTTCCTGTGCAACCTGCACGAAGCGCCACCTCAACATTTTGACTTTTTGACTTTTTGACGTTTTGACGATCACGGCATTTTTGTGTCTTTATTTATTTTTATGTTTGTAAATTTTTGTGGCTACCCAAACATCCGTTGAAAAGTCAAAAAGCTAAGAAAGTCAAAAAGCTAAGAAAGCCAGAAAATTTGGGAAGACTGAAATCCACTCATGGATCTGAGTCGGCCTTGGGATAGAATCTATACTGAGAACTTCTGAGTCTATGGATCAAATTGAAATTGGCAAGTTATATAGAATATATTATATATATATATATACATATAAAAATCTTAAAGTATTTAAGTTCCAATTGGATTTAATCGTCTTGTTGGCTTTTGTGCATTTCCGGACGTATATGTCAGGCCGCGCTGCTCTGAACTGTACCGATGCGGAGGTGCTGCGTTCCAGATGGACAAAAATTTTTCCAACTGAGAAAAAGTTTGGACCCAGCCTTTTACGGCAACGTTTTAGCAGCGATAGGCACATCGCCACCGCGCCGTCCAGTCTCTGATCCAGCCGAGCCCTGCCACGGATCAGACTGCGACGACTCGGCTCAGGCACGCTGAGGCAAGCGAGGGTTTTACCGGCCCGGCGGCAGCTCGGGCACGCCAGGGCCGGGCGAGGTTTTACCGGCGGATCCTGGATGGCTTACGCCAGTCTGATCTGGAGGCCTGTAGATCCGGCGCGCCCGCGCTGAGGCGTTGCCGAGTCACCCGATCACGGCGAGGTTCCTCACGGACACGCTGAGGCCAAGCCTGGGGCTGAAGCCTGTAGTTTCAGCCCGCCCAAGCTGGATCGCGCCGTGATCATGGCCAAAAATCAGCGCCGAGCTTTCGCTCGGCGCCGTGGTGCGGGTTGGCGGGTTTCGATTATTCCTCGGTGCCCTCAGCAGGTGCCTGCTCACCGTCACTTGTCAGCCCAAGGATCTGAGCCAGCATGTCCTTAGCCTCGTCGGCCTTGAGGTGCTTGATGTCAACACCCGTGAGTAACTGGCCGATTGCCTGCTTCGTTGCATCCACATGGCCACCGCCTACGCGTACAGCCTTCAGTCTAGCCTCGTCATCGAGCAACTGCTGGTACTCCTCTGACGTCTCGTCGAAGCCAGCCTTTGACTTCATGATGGACTTCTTCGACTGGATGTTGCGGATCGCTTTCTTCAGTGCCTCCTGATCTTCAGCCAGCTTCTGGATGTCCTCGTCGGTGTACGCCTCACCACCTCTACGCGCTGAGCTTGCTCCCTTGGGCTTACCAGCTGCCTCACGGATCATGAACTCTGCAACGGCTGCGCTCATCATTGATGTGTAGTTGTCCTGTGTCATCTCCTTGGACTTGCAGCGACTCCTCTTGGACTGCTGTGACTTGAGCATCTTGTCAAGATCGTCGTCGTCAAGCTCCTTAAGCCACTCGATGTCCTCTGTCAGATCAGCTCCGAAAGCCTCGATCATCTCGTTAAGCTTGTCAGCGTCCTCCATTGACTGAGCAACGAGCTGGACATCAGCCTCGTCCTCGCTGTTAGCGAACTTGCTAACGATCTCTGCTGCAAGGGCGTTTGCGGTGTTGGTGAGTCGAGCTGTTCCGCTCAACTGTCTGGTGCTGTTTGATGTTGCTGCGATGTTTGTTACGAATAAGTTATTTGCCATTTTCTACTCCTTCTGCGGTCTGTTGCCGCTCAACAATTTATTTGCGGACCACTGTGGTCTCGCGGGTTACGATAAGATCAGGCGGGCGGATGACCTGCTTTTCGCGCCTGCGCGAGACTCGCGCAAGGACCGCGCCGCGATTGGCTCATACTCAGTGCCTTTCTTTATCTTAATTATATTATACCACAGCGGTATATGTTTGGTGAATAGAAACTTTTCCATCGCCGTGCCAGTGATCTACTGCCGAATAGGGCCGCTTTTATGGCACTCACCTCTCTCGATCTTGCTGAGGCAAAGTGGGGCCGATCTACACTGCTCCTCTCGATCTTGCTGAGGCAAAGCCACGCGGGCGTATTATATCACATTGGCGAGGAAAAGTGAATAGAAACTTTTATAGCGCCGCTCGATCTCCCCTTGTTAGGTTCTCGTCAATTTTGTGTGATCTCACTCAAGTGAACTGAGGCTAAGCCACGCGAGGGTTTTAGCCACCCGGATCCCTTTCGGCCACGCCAGAGCCGCGTGGGGTTTTATCGGCGGCGGCCGGCCTTCAGGCATGCCGAGGCCGAGCTGGGTTTTAGCCGCCCGGATCCCTCTCCGCCACGCCAGGGCTTGGCTGGGTTTTACCCGCGCCAGCTGGCGCTCGGGCGCGCCGAGGCCGGGCAAGGCCGTTCCGGCACCGGATCGGCTCGGGCGCGCTGAGGCCGCGGCCAACTTGAAGTCTTGTAGATCTGGCCGGCCGGAGCCGGGTCGGGCCGTACGATCAGGAAAAGTTGTTGTGTACCAAGTCCTGCAAGTATGATATAATAAGTATAGTCGGATAGGCTAGCTAGGCCGATCATGGGCTAGCTCAACACAATGAAAGTGAGGATCAACTAATGAACAAGAATGATGTAACTGCAATGAACTACTCAGAGCTTATGAAGAAGGCTGCACAGCATGTCTCACACATCTCCGTTGATGACTTTGTATCAACTGACATCCATGATCTAACAAGTGCAATTGCACTTGATGCAGCTGTGACAGGAGAAGCTTCTCGTCTACTTGGATTGATGGAGATGTTTACATTTGATAGTGAAGTGGCCGGTGGTATGTACAGGAATCCAGAAAGGTACGATCAGGAGTTCAGTAACTACTGTGATCTATCGATACAGGTTACCTTTCAGGGATCCACATACGACATCAACTTTTTGGCTGAAGACTACTTGATAACTATGTTCAGTAAGTTCCTTAGGGCCGTTGCTGAAGAAGCTCTTGATCGTTTGAGTCTCATGGACAAGTCAGAGTCCTTTGATGACCTTCAAGTTCCTGACATCAGTAGACATCATAAGATCGATCTTACTAAGCATAACTAATTTGTTCATCCGGTTTTATAGTAACCGATCAGTGCTCCGGTACTGATCGGTTACTTTATGCTAGCTATCCTGACTTTGCTCGGGCACGCTGAGGCTAAATGGCTCGAGGGTTTTACTGGCGGCGGCCGGCCGGCCCGGTGTTGAGGCTAAGCTGGGTTTTATCGGCGCTGGTCAGCGCCCAGGCGTGCTGAGGCCAAGCTGGGTTTTATCGGCGCTGGTCAGCGCCCCGGCGAGCTGAGGCTGGCCGAGCCAGTCGCCGGATCGGCCCCTGAAGCGGCGCGGATTCGGCTCAGCCAAGCTGAGGCCAACACTGGCGCCAGGGCCTGTAGATCTGCACAGGCCGGGCTGATCTGATCCGTGCATTACGCATAGAAAATGGCCAGGCTAGTAGATCGCCTGGCCAAGAGAAGAGGCCCGATCTTGCGATCGGGCCCAGGACTTTACCACTCGGCCATGGCTTCGTACTCTCGTCTGATCTCTTGATCTAGCTTGAACTCAGCCAGTAGCTTTTCCTCTGTGTAGGGTCCGAACTCCTTGACCCTTTCTTCAAACATCTTGCGATCGATGCACTCATAGGTGGCGTCGCCTCCATCGTTGTAGTGTGCAAGTGCAAACTCCATAACTTCTTCGTAAGTCATTCCGCTCATATCGTCCTCCTATCTGAGAGGCCTGATCGCTCAGGCCTCATCCTCCATTTCTCTTAAGATCTGTCTCACTGTGATGTCGATCGACATCTCACAGAGGTATGTGTACATAGCAATCCCACCGTCGTACTTCAGGTTTACCTCTTCTGACTTTTTATCGAACATCTCAAGCTCCTCATCTGTGATCCACCCGAGCTCGTGGACTCTTTTGAAGCCTGTCCAAAGCATTGCCACCCAGTTGCCACCACAGGCCGTGCACTCTTTTAAGAACTTCCTTGACGCGAGCCTTGCGATCTCCTCTCTCATTGTGTCGCGACTCTCTTCGATCGCCTTTTCTAACTTTTCTCTATCGGTCATCTTATGCCTCCTTCTTATCTCGGCCCGATCTTTTCTGATCGGGCCGGCTAGTAGATTTTACCATCGGGCCTAGGCCCTAGGCCCTCAGATGAGGGCCTCAATCATTTCGATGGCTTTTTCCAATGTCATCTCAGGGCCAGCTGTCTTGATACTGTCGAGCACTCCCATGAGCTCCTTCTTTTTAAGAAGCTCATCATCGATCGGCTTAAGCTCTGTAAGTCTAGCCTGAAGCATCTCCTCGATTTTACAAGCATTCTCAAATCTTGACTTGTCATCCTCTAAGGTACTTGTCAAGCACTTGGTTGACTGAATGGACCTGATGGCTTTTCTACAAGAGTCATAGTCGAGCATGTCCACATCGGCCTGAGTGTACTCAGTGACTTTTCTGTCATGGGGCTCAAGGATCTGACGAGCCTCTTTTAAGACCTGTTCCTGTGCTACGAGCTCAGCCATTGCAGCCTCGTAATTCTCGACACTTTTACGTTTCTTGAGGGTGCACTTCTTCGACTGGACATTCCTAAGCTCCCTTTTAAGGGCATCGAGGTCCTGAGCATACTTCTGTGCAAAGACATTGGGATCGAGTTTTAAGTTAGTTTTTGACATAAAGTCTCCTTCCTTGGCTATGAGGTGCTTGGGCCATGTGGCTCATAGCCCAACCACAAGGCTCATTTGAATTTATTTATTATTTACTTTCTAAATATATTATACTGAGTGAAACCAAATTTGTATACTGACATTTCACACAAGGTTAAAAAATATTTCTGTGCAGAATTACTAAAGTCATGAGGCACAAAATTTCCAATTTGTAAACTGACAAAACCAACAGAATTTTGACTTCCGATCTGTGCAAAATGTCAGATCCAATGAGGCACAAAATTTCCAATTTGTAAACTGACAAAACTAACAGAATTTTGGGCCCAGATCTGTGCAAAATTTTCCTCACGGTCGACCTGTGCAAAGTGCACGGGCCGGGCCTGTAGATCCTGTGCAAAACTGACAGAGCGGACGCTCTGTGCATTCTGCCTAGAAATTGCGCCCCGTTTCCGTGCGATTTTGCGGCGCCTAGGCGCGCGGCACGCGCAACAGAAACAAAATATTTCTGCCTAGAAATCATAATGAACTAAAGCCAAAAATTGTAACATCTACATAATATAAATGGATGTAATAATTTACTCGTAACGGGTCCGTGATAATAATAGTGGTATAATGCCTATATATCTTAATTACGAGCCTGTATCGAGTAAATATTACTTGCTACGAGTGAATTTCCTTATTATATTATATACATTATTATATAAGTAAATGATCTGACAATTCTGTTATGCTTGTTAAGGCAACCATTTTATTGCATCGCGCCGGCACTCCACAAGTACAAGAACAGCTCTAATACTTAGCTGAATAACGTATAATATATTAGGGGTTAGTCGTCCCTAATATTTTGTACTGTTGTGACAACGCGGCAGTTAGGAAAGGAGTTGATTATATGCACGATGCAAAAGTCGAAACAGTCGTGCAGGCTACCTCAACCCGCGATAAGTTCAAGGTAGCGGATGGAATGATTGTAGATATAACGGCACCGCCAAGTACTCTTGCTGATGGTGAGTCAGCAACGCAGCGGTGCATTACTGAAGGTGAGCGCCAGGGCTTAGGCCCTAGGGATCCTGCTAACCAGACTGCCTCAAGCGGAAACTACATAACCTGCCTGCACTGTGAGCAGGAGGATGTGCCTGAGAGTCTCTTCCAGGTTGGCATGTGTGTAGACTGTTATGTGCAGATGGCCAACCGCAACACACGCCTCATGCGCTGGGGTAATAAGAATTGGAAAGAGGACGCTGAGGCGGCAGGCGTCGAATTGTATGAACAGCAACCGGCAGAGAGTCACATCGACTATTTAAGGTTCTGCTGCTACCGTGACATGTATCCGTCAACAAAGCCAACCCTTAAGGAAGTGGCTCGGCAGCTTAACGTATCTTATGGCGTGATCACTAGCTGTGCGACCCGCTGGCACTGGCATGAGCGCCTCATCGCCTGGATGAAAGAATGCGACCGCCTGACACTTGAGCAGCGGCGCCAGGAAATGATCGACATGAACAAGAGGCATATAGAGCTGGCCAACATGGTTGATGGCAAGCTGCGTGAGGCCCTGACTGCAATGGACCCTCGAATGATGAAGCCTAGTGAGATCAACCAGCTCATCAAGACGATGGCGCAGCTCGAGAGGGAAGGTCGTGTAGATACCATTGCGCAGGAAGAGATGCGTGCTGAGATGGCACAGAGTGTTGAGAATCCTGAGTTGAAGCAGTCTATCACTAAGAAAGAAGACTTTGCTGAAATACTGAGCGTTCTTAAGAAGGCTGGCGTACTTGACAATAGTGATATTGGTATTAAGAAAGTTGGTAAGGATGGCTCATCCGAGGAATTGGTTGTTAAGCCAAGTAAGGAGGTAGTCATCGATGCGGAATAAAAGAATGATCGGTAAGTATGAACCAGTCGTGTCTATAGACGCTAATGGTGTACAGTATAAGCGGTGTACCTTCTGTGGAGAGGTAAAGCCAGTGCTTGAAGGGTTTGCCAAGAACGGTGTAGATAGTGACGGTGTTACGAGGTACAGAGATGATTGTAAAGTCTGCTACAATGTACGGAGAAAAGAAAACAGAAACAAAAAGCGTCATTCAGATTTCGTTGGAAACCAGAAGCGACGGGGAGAAGAGTCTCCGACTCTTACACACCAAGAATGGAAGGAATGCGTTATCTTCTTTGGAGGGGAGTGCGCTTACTGTGGATGTACCCCAAGGCGTGGCCGCGGACTTACCAGAGATCATCTTAGACCTGTCGCGGCAGGGGGTTCAACTACACAGGCTAACATAGTACCAGCCTGCGACTCATGCAACTCTTCAAAGGGTTCGGAGGACTTTAAGGTTTGGTTTATGAAGCAGCCGTTCTTCAGTCAGGAGCGCCTCAATAAGATATTTAAGTGGAGGACGATGATGCAAATCATAGCCCCTACAGAAGTGGAGGTGCTTGATGAGTAATAGTGTATTGACAGCTGCTGAACTTGATGCGTTAGCTATTATGGATTCTCCTGAAGCTGCGCAGCTTAGTAAGCTATTAACGCCGAGGCTTACAAAGTATATACCTTATGAGCCTACGGCTAAGCAACGAGCATTTTTACTAATGAACAACCAAAAGGAGGTATTGTATGGTGGTGCTGCTGGTGGCGGGAAGTCTGTTGCTCAGCTTATGGGTGCTCTACAGTATGTAGATATTCCTGGATATTCCGCAATTTTATTTAGAAAGACATATGCTGATTTAGCTCTGCCAAATGCTTTGATTGACATGTCTAAGAAGTGGCTTATGCCATTTGTAAATTCGCGAGAAGTGCATTGGTCAGAAAAAGACAAAAAGTATACCTTCCCATCCGGTGCCTCTGTTAGTTTTGGATACCTTGAGCATGCTGATGATTGCTACAGATACCAAGGTGCTGAATTTCAGTATATTGGTATGGATGAGGTTACGCATATAGCACCAAGTAATTACCGCTATATGTTCTCACGTTTAAGGCGACCAATAGGCCTTGATGTACCGCTTAGATTCAGGGCGACAGCCAATCCTGGCGGTGAGTATGGAGAATACTACTATCAGAGGTTCTTTGTTGAAGGTGAAGCAAATGGCAGAATATTTATACCAGCTGGCCTTGATGATAACCCTTATCTTGATCGTGAGACTTACAAGGAAGCACTCGCAGAGTTAGGACCAGTTGAGCGCGAGCAGTTGCTAAATGGTAACTGGGAGATTAAAGGTGAAGGCGATATGCTAAGTCGTCACTGGTTTCAGATTGTACCCTCAACTGAAATACCTGAAATGGCCCAGCGCGTTAGGTTTTGGGACCTTGCTGCTACAGATCCTAAAAAGCGTAAAATTAAAAAGAAGACCAGCAGGTCCGGAATGTCAGAGCCTGACTATACTGTTGGCTTTAAGCTGGCTAAGTATCAGGGCATGTATTGGATAGAGGATATATTCAGAGAACAGCTATCGCCACATGACACTGAGATGGCAATAAAGCGTACAGCCCAGCAGGATGGTTTAGGCTGTGCAATACGAATGGAGCAGGAGCCTGGCTCATCAGGAATTATCACTATAGATAAGTATCAGCGTGAGGTGCTATCTGGCTATAACTTTATGGGAGTTGTATCTTCTGGCTCTAAAGTTGAAAGGGCAAGAAATGCAAGTGCAGCTGCTGAGGCAGGTACTATTCTTGTATCTGATAAGTGTAGGCATATACTTGATTTCTTTGATGAAGCCGATTTGTTCCCATATGGAGCACACGATGATATTATAGATGGATTTTCTGGAGCGTTTAGTTACTTTAGGCCGGCTACTTCTGTAGTTAGGCTGCCAACGCCCATCAAAAAGGCTTCTGGATCATACTGGAGTAAGTTTAGGAGGTAAATATGTCAAGAACACCAAAAAACATGACGCCCATAGGTGTTTCCGGCCTTGAAAGATATGGCCCATACATCTATGAAGAGTTCTTGCCGGAGCTGCGGTGGCCACAGGCTGGTAAGATCTACAAGGAGATGGCTGACAATGATCCTGTCATAGGCGCTGTACTGTACCTCGCAGAAATGCTTATAAGAGGCACACAGTGGACAGTTGAGGCTGCTAGCGATGCACCTGAGGATGAAGAGGCTGCTAAGTTCCTGTGTGAATGCATGCATGATATGGAGATGTCGTGGGACAATACTGTATGCGAGATATTAAGTATGCTTGTATATGGATTTAGTTTCCATGAAATTGTTTATAAGGTACGCAAGGGGCCGAATGAGCACAATCCTAAGTATAAAAGCAAATACTCAGACGGTAGGATTGGTTGGAGAAAAATACCGATCAGGTCACAGAGCTCTTTGTACCAGTGGGAGTTTGATGATGAGACGAATGAGGTTGTTGCCTTTGTTCAGCAGGCAGCCCCTGACTGGAAGGTACGCAGAATACCTTTGTCTAAGGGTGCTTTGTTCCTTACAAAAAGTAACCGCGAAAACCCAGAAGGACGTAGTCTACTGCGAAATGCCTATAGACCCTGGTTTTTCAAAAAGCACTTTGAAGAAATTGAGGGCATTGGTATTGAGCGAGATTTGGCTGGATTTCCTGTGCTTCATGCGCCAGAGACGCTTGACTTATGGAATGCTGAAGATCCTAATATGGTTCAGTTGCGTGCTCAAGCGGAAGAGATCGTAGCCTCTGTACGTAGGGATAGCAATGAGGGTATCTTACTTCCTTACGGCTGGGAGCTTAAGCTACTATCCTCGCCGTCTAGTAGATCCATTGATATAAGTGCCACTATTGATCGCTATGACAATCGTATAGCGATAACAATGCTTTCTGATATTATACTTATAGGCGAGAAGTCTGGATCCTTTGCATTGGCTGATACAAAGCAGTCGTTACTTGCTGGTTCTTTGCAGGCCCAGGTAGAGAACATAGCAGATGAGTTTAATGCACATGTTGTTCCTGCCTTGTTTGCTGTAAATTCGTTTCCTGGAATAACAGAGTTTCCTAAGATAGTACCAAGTCAGATACAGACGCCTTCTTTGCAGGAAGTGTCGCTTGTGCTTAGGTCTATGGGACTTAATATTGCTGGTGATCAGAAGCTGCAAAACTATTTGAGGCATATACTTAGCATGCCAAAGCTTGATAATGAAACATTTGAAAAGGTTTACTTACCACAGGCGCAGGAAGACAGCGGCAAGCACGATCAGGTATCCACTGCAGATGGTACGCGTGATCTTGCGGATGCTTCAGAGCAGATGCTTCAGCAGCCTGATATGGCGTACACTGGCGTAGGAGGTGTCTAATGGGCGTATACAAAGATGATGAGTTCAATCTAAAGGTAACAATTGCAAAAGCGTACGAACAGGGCTTAGTATCTGGCTGGGCCAATGTTGCAAAGAATGCAGACGGCTCTGTTCCGCTTGACTGGCAGGGAGATGTTATCAGGCCTGAGGTGCTTGAAAAGGCGGCTGTAGATTTCATGCTTAACTATCGTACAAGTGGTGAAATGCACCGCGGTGAAAGCAAGGGAGTCGTGGTTGAATCCATTGTTATGACTAAGGATAAGCAGGCTGCTATGGGCATACCAGAAGGTATTGTTCCTGAAGGCTGGTTCATAACTGTTAAAATAGAAGATCCTGAAGTCTTCGAAAAAGTTAAGTCTGGCAAGTATAGAATGTTTTCTATTCAGGGGCGCGGTAAACGAGTGCCAATAGAGCCCTAACTTTAAACCAAATTTCATATAATATAATAGGGGGTGAGTGTTATGCTAACGCTACTCGAGGACCTGATCATTGATCGGGTTGACTTATGTGATGAAGGAGCCAATTCTGAGGCCTTCATAGAACTATACAAAAGAAGGGAGAAAAGTTCAATGGATGTACAGGAAATCTTAAAGCAGCTTACACCTGAGCATGCAAAGGTTGTCCAGGACGCTATTGATTCTTCTGCAGCTTCTCTGAAGGAAGCTCAGGAAAGCCTGGCTAAGGCGTGTGAAGAACGCGATATGGCTAAGACGGATCTTGAGGCTACACAGAAGGAGCTCGAAGAAGCAAAAACAGAACTGGAAGCCGCTCAGGAAGCACAGGCCGCGCATGAAGCTGAAGAGGCCGAGAAGGATAAGAAAGGCAAAGGAACTGTTTCTTTTGACCAGACTGAAACCTTTAAGAGCATGCCCGAAGAGGCAAAGGAGTATCTTAGCCTTATCAAGCAGCAGAAAGAAGCTGCTGAAGAAGAGCTTCGCAAGTCTAAGGAAGCTGCACTTGAGGCTGAGGCAGTTGCAAAGGCTGCAGCACTTAAGGCTATACCGGTTGAGCCTGAAAAGCTCGCTAGTGTAATTAAGAGTGCAAGCCCTGAGGTAGTCGAGATGCTCGAAACAATCAACAGTGCCCTTGAGAGCACAGTTCTTTCAGAGGTAGGCAAGTCTGCTGCAGGCGAGTCCGGTGATGGCGCTGCAGATGCTTGGGCAAAGATCGACAGCAAAGCTAAGGAAATAGCTGAGCGTGATAATATTACTAAGGCAAAAGCAGTTTCTCAGGTAATCACTGAGAACCCTGAGCTTTACCGTGAATACTTAAAAGGAGGTGCTAACTAATGGCAGCTACAAGTGCGTTTGAAATTCCTGGACTGAGATTTAGTCTTGTCTCAGATACAAATGATATTAAGAGATACAGATTCTTATCTGTAGTCCCTAACAACGGCACAGTTGCTCTCGCAAACGATGCGTCAGCAATTGTAGGCGTATCAATGAATCAGGTTGATGCTCCTGGAAGACCCGTAGAGATCGCAGACGGTATCGTTATTGTTGAAGTTGCAGAGGCAGTCAATGCTGGCTCCTATGTAGTTTCAGACAACAACGGTATGGCAGTTGCTTCAAACAATGCAAGCAATTGTCTTGCACTTACAACCGCAGATAACGCTGGACAGTTTGTCAGCGTAAAGATGTTTTAATTAAGAGGAGGATAAGAGATGCCTACAATGCAGAGTGCGCATATAGACAGAGCGATGACAAACATCTCTGTTGCTTATATGCAGGATGATAAAAATTTTATTGCCGATAAGGTTTTCCCTATCGTGCCTGTTAAGCGTCAGTCAGACGTATACTACCAGTACAGCCGTGCTGATTTCATGAGAGATGAAGCTCGTGAGCGTGGCGCAGCTACTGAGTCCGTTGGATCAGATTACGGTGTTGAAGCACAGGATCCGTACTTCTGCAAGAAGCACGCGTTCCACACTGACATCACACCTGAAGAGAGAGCTAACTATGATGAGCCTCTTGATGCCGACAAGGACGCAACAGACTTTGTAACACAGAAGATGCTCATCCGTAGAGAGATGGCTTGGTCTTCAAAGTTCTTCAAAACAGGCGTTTGGGGCACTGAGTATGCTGGTGCTGCTTCTGCAGATGCTGCAACAAAGAAGCTTGTTTACTGGAATAAGAGCACATCAGATCCTATTGGTGATGTAACAAACGCAGGTATTGCGATGGCTGGCGGCACAGCTTTCCGTCCTAATACACTGGTACTTTCACCTTATGTATTCAATGCTCTGAAGAATCATGAGGACATTCTTGATCGTATCAAGTACACTCAGAAGGGAATTGTTACAACAGACCTTCTTGCTACTCTCTTTGAGGTTGACAAAGTGCTGGTAGCATGGGGCGTTGCTAACACTGCTGTTAAAGGAGCAGAGGAAGCTACAAACTTCATCATGGGCAAGCATGCACTCCTGTGCTACTCAAATCCCACTCCTGCTCTTCGTAAGCCTTCAGCTGGCTATATCTTTGCTTGGACAGGTCTTGAGGGATCTGGCGGTTATGGTAACCGTATCGTACGCCTTCCTATGGATCAGCTTGGTCTTGGAACAGAGCGTATTGAAGGCGAGATTGCCTTTGACTCTAAGGTTATCTGCTCTGACCTCGGAGTATTCTTCAAGGACATCGTTGAATGATATACGTAGTAAAGAAGCCGTTTAAGTCAAATGGCATCTTCTACGATTATGGCCGCGTCCTCAGTGATGAGGACGCAGCCAATATCAAGCTTTTTAGGAGCAAGGTTGGCTTTGGAAAGCTTATTGCCGTTACTGAGCAGAATGCTGCAGAAGTTAAAGACTACTTCAAGCATAAGTACGGTGTAGATGTAAACCTTGAAACTAAGAAGGTGCCTGAGGCTACAACTGAAGCTCCTAATGCTACAGTTACTACTGAAGCTCCTAAAGCTACAAAGAACGTGGCAAAGGCACCTACTAAGCCAATTGCAAATAAGCAGGCTAAGTAGGAGGTGCAAAAATGTCTTGGAGCTATAGTGGAGATCCAACGGCTAGTCTTGTAGATAAGTTTCGTTTTATGATAGGCGATACTGATAAAGAAGAGCCATTGATGCAAAACGAAGAAATTGAGTACCTTGTAAAGCAGGCAAATGGCAATGATAACGTTGCTGCATACTTGTTATTTACACAGGCCGCTACTATTTATGCTAGAGACATTAAGAGATCCCTTGGGCCACAGTCAGAAGATCCAAGTGCAAGGCTTAGTTATTTTAAGGCTAAGGCAGAAGAATATAAGGCTAAGATGTACTCGGCAGGCTTGTCTGTACCAAAGTATGACTCACCAAAAGTCTTTATGAAGGGTATGGATAATAACCCTCCGGTTGTTCGCAATCGTCGTAGGGGGTGGTAGCATGTACAAAAGCTTACTTAAATGGGTAAATGTACCGTTTGGCATTAAGCCATTTATAAAGCGTTCAGGCACTGGCGAGCCAGTGTATGGCCAGCTAGAGGGAGCCTTGTGTTATCCCGTTGCTAAAACGGAAAAAGTCGTTAGTATGACTGGTGCAGAAGTTTTATCATCGCACCAGCTATACTTAGAAGGTACTACTAGGATCGATGCAAAGGATAAAGTAGTATTTGAGGGCACAGAGCGAGACATTAAAAGCATACAGAGCTTTTATAGGAACGGTGTTGTTGACTGCAAGGTGGTGTACTTATGAAGATAAACATTGAAGTTGACCGCAAATCCTGTGATGATGTTTGTGATACTCTTGAGGCTATAGTGTCAAATGTTCACTATGGCGCTCGTTGGGCAACAGAGATTGCTTGCAAAGATATAGAGGAAATGAGCTTAATGCAGGTACCGCGCGATACTGATACGCTTGCTTCAAGTATTCACCATATAGTCGAAAAAGGTCGAAGGCGCTTTGTAGGTACTGTATATTACGGGCATGGCAATCCAATCAATCCAAAAAGTGGCGAGCCTGTTCAAAATTATATGGTTAGGCAGCATGAAGACTTGGAGTACTTTCATGTTGTTGGCAAAGCAAAGTTTCTTGAAGATCCATGTAGAGAGTATGCTAATTCTGACAAGTACGCTGAGCTTATGGCAGAAGCCACTAGGAGAGCTATAGCGAGAAAGGCGAGGAGGTAATGCAACAACCGTTATTGCTTGACATAATAAGCTACTTTGTTAGCAAAGGGCTTGCTGAGGGCGATGGCATTGATTGCTTCCGTGATTTTTCGCCTGAAGAACCGGATGACGTAATTGTACTATACGAGTACACTGGTTCGCCGGTTATGAACTTTACAGAAGTAGTCCATCGCTCAGTGCAAGTAACTGTTAGAAGCACAAGTGCTGACAGTGCACGAAGTAAGGCTCTTGAGTTATTTCAAAGCCTTGAAGTAAAGGATACTGCAAGGAGAGTTGATTTTACCAAAGAACGTTTTGGTCAAGTAAGTCTTCGGCAGCCACCCTTTAAGATTAAGTTAGATGAGAACCATAGAGCCGTGTATGGCTTTAATATGGGCATTACAACAACCATTTACTAAGGAGGAAATAATAATGGCAGGTGTAAGAATAGGTGTAGATAAACTTCATTATGCTATTTGCACAGACGGCGATACCGAAACATGGGCATCACCCGTTGCACTTAAGGGCGTAATTGCAGTTAATATTAACCCCAATGCGTCACAGGAAACACTTTTTGCTGATGATGGCCCGTACGAGACCGCAGGTACAACCGGAAATATTGAGGTTGAGATCAACAAGGCACAGCTTTCTATTCAGGAAAGAGCCGCTCTTCTTGGTCATACCTATGATTCAAGTACAGGTCTTCTGAAATCAAAATCTACAGACACACCTCCTTATGTTGCTATTGGCTTCAGAACACTCAAGTCAAACGGCAGCTATAGGTATGTGTGGCTGTATAAAGGAAAGTTCACAGATCCTGAGGATCAGAACGAAACAAAGGGCGACTCTGTAAACTTCCAGACAGATACCATCAATGGTCAGTTCCTGCAGACCAATAAGGACAACGTATGGAAGGTTGAGGCAGATGAGGATGATGCAAATGCTGCAACAGCTATCGCTTCTTGGTTCACTGCTGTACCGTAACTAATGAGCAACGGGCTGCCTCAGCAGCCCGGTATTAAAAGGAGAACACTATGAATTTGGCAGATGTTAAAGCGAAATCGGTTCCGATTACGCTACAGGATGGCAAGGAGCGCCACTTAAGGTTCACACTTAATGCGCTCGCACTTCTCGAAGAAAAGTATGGCTCTGTAGATAAAGCTTTCGAGGAGGTTCAGAAGAGTAACAGTGTCCTTGGACTTAGGTATATTCTTTGGGCAGGCCTAAGTTGGGAAGATGAGGAGCTTACAGAGCATGACGTTGGAAACCTCATCGATATTGGATACATGAATGATATGATCGAAAAGTTGGGCGTAGCTCTTGATGACAGCATGCCGGTAGACCCACAGGCAAGTAATGTATTAGCTGCTAAGCAGGCAGCTGCCGAGCAGGTTAGAGAGGCGTCCGGTCAGGCAGCCAAACTTAATGCTAGCGACCCAAACTAGAAGAGCCCAGCATGGCCAGTGTCAATCCGTTAAAAGATGGTTGGGACTGGCCATTTATCATATATGCTGGTACTGTATTGCTTAGGCGCTCAGAAGATGAGGTTTGGAATATGACGCCAAGAAAGTTGTATGCACTATTAAATGTGTATAGTGACTTAGAGAAAGCAAAGTGGGGCAGCAATGATAATCCTAGTAAGCCTGGGCAAAAACCACAGCAAGGCTACATTGACAATTTACCTGGATGGTAAGGAGAACATATGGCATCAGTAGGAAATATAAATGTAAACTTAACAGCTAATATTGCACAATTTCAAAGTGCTATGCAGAAGGCTTCTGACACTATTCAGAAGTTTGGATATACTATGAACGGCAGAATTACACAGGGCTTAGTAGATCCTCTGAAAAAGGCTAAATTTGAGTTTAAAGATGTTGCGCGCATAGTCGGTGGTATTGTAATATCAAAGATATTCTACTCTGGCTTAAATGCTATACGTAATGCTACTGATGCTGTTATTGACTTTAGGCAGGAGCTTGAGTATACGCAGACAGCCTTTGCAAATCTTTTTGATAGTGCAGATATGGCTGAAGAGCTAGTGAATGTTTTGAAGGACTTCTCAGCTGTCTCCCCGTTCGACTTTGGAAGTTCTGCAAAAGCTGCACAAAGGCTCCTTGCTTATGGCATACAAGCAAAGAATGTTATGTATGTTATGCAAGGAGTCATGAATGCAGCCACTATGCAGGGTGACGCTACAAAGATTGAATCAATCTCTAGAGCCCTAGGACAGATCTATACTAAGGGCACTCTTAAGGCTGAGGAGCTCAGGCAGCTTGCTGAAGCCGGAATTCCTGCATATGAGATATTAGCAGAGAAGCTTAATCTATCTGAGGATGCAATTAAAAACATTGGTAAGGCCGCAATACCTGCCAATGTGGCAATCAATGCTCTTGTAGATGGCATAAATGAGCGCTTTGCTGGTATGGCTGTAGCTTCTACCATGACCATGAAAGGTATGATTTCAAACATAAAAGATAATGCTTTAATGCTAGTATCTGGCGTGTTTGATCCATTATACCAACAGGTTAGAACTCTTACTAAGAAAGTAAATGACTTCTTCAGTGCTATGTATCAGTTATATGAATTGAAGGGACTTGGAGGAGTCTTTGAACATATTTTTCCTGACAAAAAGGATCAGCAGGACCTAAGGCAGTTTGTAGCTATCCTTCAGGAATTTGGCGCTATTCTTCTTGATGTAGGCAGAAATATAACGGCTATATTTGGAGCTAGCATCAGGCAGCTTATCAATATTATAAATGCAATAGGCCCATACTTCATACTTGCTGGACAAGTTATACAGCTATTTGTTCATGAGATTAGAAAGTGCGAGCCGGTTATGAAGGCACTTACTGTTGTGCTTGCCACTGCTACTGGCGCATTTCTTGTATTTAAGGCTGCCGCACTTGGCGCATTTATACTTAGGCCGTTAACTCAGGTTGTTATGCTTTGCGCAAAGGCCTTTGCATTTCTTGCTGCAGTTGTTACTGCACATCCTCTTGTTCTTGGTCTTATACTTCTTGGTGGCGCTATTGCTGGTCTTGCTGCAACGTCTACCAAGGCTGGTGAGGCTGTACGTAACTTTGGTTTGCAGCTTACAAAGTGGTTGGGCATTGATCCTGGCACTAAGATATTGCCTGATACAAAAAAGAGAACTGCGGACATAAATAAGTTTAATGAGGCGCTTGATACTACGTCTTCAAATCTTGATAAGACTGGCGATGCTGCTGATAAAGCTGCAAAGAAAGCAAAGAAAGCAAAGAAAGATTTGTTATCATTTGATGAAGTATTTAGATTAAATGATAACAATGACGAAACTACAAATCCTGATGCTGAAATTCCTGACTGGGATATTGGTGATCTTGATTTTGGTGACATGGGTATTGATGAACCTGTCCTTCCTGACTTTGCTAATTTATGGGAGAGCGCATTCCAGAAGCAGCTTGAAAAGTTAAAGCAATGGGCTAAGAATATATGGCAGCGTATATGCGATGCTCTTGGCATAAATGATCCTGACACGGCGTTGTTTACTACAGCTATGGGTGCAGCAATTGCGGCTATATTAGCAGCCCTTCTTGGAGCTAGCTGGTGGGAAGTATTGCTTGCTGGCTTACTTGGTGGCATAGCTGGTATGCTATGGGAAAAGATAGCTGAAGCCTTTGGCATGGATGAAGCGCAAAAGCATCAGGCGGCTATATGCACCGCCTTTGGCTTAGCCTTTGGTGCATTGATCGGAGCTCTACTTGGGCTACCTGCTCTTGGTGTTGTAATAGCTGCATTAGCCGGTGGATTAGCTGCTGAAATTTGGTCAGGCATTGCTGATAAGCTTGGGCTTACACCAGAAGCTAAGTATGCCGGGCTCATTGCGGCTGGCATTGCAGCAGTCTTCGGTGCCGCTCTTCAAAATCCTCTTATTGGTGGCACTATATCGTCAGCTTGTAAAATACTTGCACCTAAGCTATGGACAGCTATACAAGCTGCATTTGGCGGTGCCACTGCTGGTCAGGCACTATTTAATTCTGCAACAGCTGCTGGTTTAATTGGTACCTGGATTGCTGCAGTTATACAGGGTATACAAACAGGCGATTGGTCTGGTCTTATCCCAGCTATTGTTGGAACACTTGGCAGGCTGGCACTTGGGCCACTTGGTGGTTGGGCTGGCATGATTGCTGGTTACCTGTATAATGCTACATTTAAAGCTATACAGGATGAATTTGGCGTATCCAACATGTCAAAGATAGGCGACGTAATACTTGCCGGCTTTACTGGCATAATTACAGGATTAGCATCGTGGATGATTCCAATAATTTCTCCTCTTGGTACTTCTATAGGCAGTGCTACTGCCCAAGCATTAACGAATGGTATTAAGGGTGGCATTGCTGGTGTAATCACAAGCTTGCTTGCCTCAGCATTATCAAATGTTATGCTTAAGTTTATGGGAGAAGCCATGGACTTAACTGACCAGGATATACAAAACGGTAAAATTGGTGGTCAGATAGGCGGCGTATGCGGATCAGTTATTGGAGGCATTGTAGGTTTCTTCCTTGGTGGCCCTCCTGGAGCAGCCATTGGAATGGCTGTTGGTAATGGTATTGGACAGCCACTTGGCACCGCTATTGGCGCATTATGGGAGACTAAAGTTTCGCCTGCATTGTCGAAGATGGGCGCTGCAATTAGTAATTTCTTTGGCAATACTCTTCCTACTGAGCTTGGAAAGGCTGGCACTGCAATAGGTACAGGCGTTGGTAAAGTACGTGATGCATTTGGTAATTTCTTTACTGAAACACTTCCAAACTCCTTATCAACGGCTGGTACTGCTATACAGGGTCACCTTAGCAGTATGGGAAGTTCGTTAGGTACATTCTTTACAAGTACCTTACCTACTACCTTAGGGAAGGCAAGTGGCGCTGTTGGTACATTCTTTACACAGACATTGCCGCATGCTATAGGCTATGGCCTTGGTTATGTGGTAGGCGTAATAGCAAAAGGTATTGCTAATATTGCAAGCACTATAGGTAAGTTCTTTACAGAAACACTGCCAGTCCTTGTAGGTACTGCTATAGTATTTATTTATACATTGCCAGGAAAGATACAGCAAGCTATAAATGATGCTTGGAATTCTATTAAGGCATTCTTTGCCCCAATTACAGCTGCTATTGGAAGGTTCTTTACTGAGACACTTCCACAAACCATATTAAGTGTGCTTACATTCCTGTATGAATTGCCCGGAAAGATACAGCAGGCACTTGGGCAGGTGTTACAAGGTATTGTAGAGTGGGGTTCTGGAGTGCTACAGAGACTTAGTACATTCTTCACAGTTACATTACCTGCTGTAATAGGCACTATACTTGTATTCTTGCTCACATTGCCTGGCAGAATACATGAGGCATTAAGCGGCGTACTTACTACTATTACAACTTGGGCAGGCGGCGTTATTCAGCGCATAGGCACATTCTTTACAGTTACAATACCACAAGTATTTTTCCAATTCTTACAGTTCCTTGGTACTATACCTGAAAGGATGCTTGAAATTGGTGCAAATATAATTGCTGGTTTGCTACAGGGTATTCAGAATGCTTTAGGCGGTGTATGGGAGGCTATAACAAACTTCGTTGCTGGATTTATACAGGGCTTTAAAGATGGCTTTGGAATTGCCTCACCGTCTACTGTATTTGCTGAAATAGGCGGCTGGATTGTACAGGGCTTATTGCAGGGCCTTACAAATGCCTGGACAACAATTACATCTTGGATTTCTACTTCGGTGTCTGCATTTGTAGGTTTCTTCTCACAGATAGGCGGCGCTGTAGTAAACTTTGCAACTACCGCTAAGGGTGCTATTTCTGGTTTTGTATCTCAGGCAGGTGCAAATATATCCTCTTGGGTATCTACCACACAGGGTAAGATAAGTAGCTGGGTATCGACTTGTCAGGGCAAGATAGGCAGCTGGGTATCGACCACGCAGGGTAAGATACTTAGCTGGGCATCGACTACTCAAAGCAAAGTACTTAGCTGGGCATCGACTACTCAAAGCAAAGTACTTAGCTGGGCATCATCTACGCAGAGTAAAATAAATTCTTGGGCTACCAATACTGGTACTAAGATAAGCACTTGGGCATCTACCACTAAAACTAAAATATCTGGCTGGAAGTCATCCGCTGTGCAGTTAATGAATAGCGCTATGACATCAATTCAGAGTAAGGTTAATACCACATTTAACAATGTTGTGTCAACCGTTAATAGCAAGCTTGGAGCAGCAAAGTCTGCTATATCATCATTTGTTAGTGCCGTTGGTAGTATGCTAAGTAGCATTTCTTCAAGAATATCAAGCGTTCTTTCGTCTGCATTAAGCGCAGCTAGCCAAGCCGCTTCTGCACTTTCTGGGCATGCTACTGGTGGTATCTTTAATAGAGAGCATATCGCTAGAATATCTGAAGGCAATAAAGCTGAGGCTATTATTCCTCTTGAAGATAAAACGGCTATGCAACCGTTTGTAGATGCTGTCTCTGCTGGTTTGTCACAGTACCTTGGCCCTATGATGGCTAACATGACAAATGCCATTGCTGGATCCAACATGCAGGCTGCTCCGGTTGATGCTCCTCCAATAATGTACGTTGGAACGCTTATTGCTGATGATAGAAGCTTACGTGAGCTTCAGAGAAAGATGGATGTTATACAGATGAAGGAAACAAGAAGGAGGTCATAAATGGCTTCAACACACTTCAGGATAAACGGGGTTTCAATAAAAGACCCAACTACATTCAAAAAAGAACGCTATAATGTTACCACATTGTCTAGATTAGCAAATGCAGAAATGGCTGGCGATCTCTTAGCGCAGAAGCGTAAATTTTACTTCACTTATGAGGCTATTACTGCAGCTGAATTTCAGAACATACTAAATGCAATTTGGGAGCATGAGCAGATTTTCTTCGACCTTGAGTATATGGAAAACGGTACTTGGAAAACTGCTAAGGTATACGTTGGAAATATACCTGCTGAATTATGCCTTGGTGCTAATCATGCACATTGGGTATGGAAGGATCTATCCTTCAATCTTATAGAAAGGTAGGCATATTGCATGGTAGCTACTACTGCAGCTGATTATAATACAACTGATAGAGCCGTCGAGATGGCAATAGATATATACTTTGACGGAAGTCACAGTGCTCCTGTAAGGTGCCTTAGAAGCAACTACATTGTAGATTGCACATTGCTTGATGAGGCGTGCACTGATGGGTCTACATTTGTTGGTCAACCATCTTCAAATGAGCTCAGCTTTACACTCCTCGGCGAGCGTGGAAGGTTTAATCCTACTAATGCTTCTGGGCCATACTATGGCAAGATAAAGACTGGTGTAATGGTTAAAGCATATATTAGGCCAATTGATCTTGCCGAAGAAGTTGAATATGAGTGGGACTTACTTGGTACATTCTATGTTACGGACTGGCAAACTGATATTACAGGTATAACTGCAAGCGTAACAGCTAATGATATTTTGTATTATTTGTTCAACAGTGGTATGACTAAGTTGCCTGTGCTTGATGATGTTAGCTATGAAGAATTACTTGAAGCTTTTCTTGATTATAACGGGTATACAGCTACTGTCGTTGGCGATTTATCTACTCATATTCCTTATGGTTTTATCACAGTAAGTAATGATAAGTTCCTAAGTGAGTTTTCGCTTGGCGCATTAGCTTATATATTCTGTGATCATAATGGTGATGTTGAAGTACTCGGTATTGACCGTGAGTCTAGCATTGACTATACACTAACTGATAGCGACCAGATAGTGTCTATGAAGGCAGATCAAAGTATTCTTCTTGA